AAGAGTATCTCTCTCTTGCTTTGTATCTAACGTTACCAGTGTCAAAGTCACCTTCCATTGAAGTTTTGATTGGTGATCTTACGAACATTTTCATACCATTTGGCACGTCTGTTTTGATAAAGAACGCATCAGTATCAGTTAAGTAGTTGTTTACTACATAACCTTGAGGAATCATCCCCATAGATTTGATTGCGTTGATATCATTATCAGCAGTTCCAACTCTTTGAGCAGATTTCATCAATCTCTCAGCTGTAAATTGAAGCTCAGAAGGAATAATCATTTTTACTCCTTTAGCAGCAATTTTTAGACCTCTTTCATCAGTTAGAGCAGCGATGTCAATTAACGCTTGTTCTAATGAAGTCTCGTTCAAGTCAGCAGAAGTTGCTAACTCGTTAGAGAAAGTTCCAGCAATAGTTGGGTGGTCAGTCGCTAAAAGCGCCTTTCCATCACCACCAGCATAGCTAGCACTGAAACCGTTGTTTAAAACGTTTGCAGCTTTAACTTGCTTAGTGTTTGCCATAGATCTTGCTAAAGCTTTTGTATATCTAGACGCAAGTCTGTCATACAAGTTATCCTCGATCGCTTCTTCTGTGATCGCGAATGCTAAAGCAATTGTTTCGTGCGTATATCTAGCAGTGAAAGTTTCTTGAGCATTGTCAAAAGTCACTCCAGAACCTTCTGGCTTAACTGATGCATTTGCGAAACCAGATAACATTACTTCTTCTTCAAAAGCTCTGTCGCTGTTTTCTGTATCAAAAATTTCAGCATGCTGATTTTCGTACCTTTTATATTCCAGACCGAACAATGCGTTCAAACCTGGTTCTAGTTCTTTAACTAGTTGTCCTCTTGATATAGCCATAAGTTATCTCCTTATATACCGTTGCCAGAATCAAGATATAGGTGTTCATTGATCACACAAACAACACTTGGATTTACTGCCGCAGTGTCATTGTTTTTTGGATCTTTTGAAATACCTACAACTCTTAACTGAGCTGATGCACCAGAAGTTAAAGTTGATGACAACTTAACTCTTGATACAAAGTTAGGTGAAACGCCTGCAACATAAGAAATGTCTCCTACTAGGAAAACACTTGCTTGAGTCACTGTACCAGCGCTTCTTATTTCGAACCTTTCATAAGGATCGTCACTTACAAACCCGACAATATCAGTAGCTGCATTAGATGCTGCTAAATGATTTGCCCAAGTTGGTTTTTGATTAGATGAGTCAGTATAGAAAACACCATTTAGTGAACCTACTAGTTGATCACCAGCTGCTGCTACATCTATTGTTCCGTTCACAGTCGCTTTGACTGGATCGTTTTGATAGATTGCAGAACTAGTGCTTGCACTAATTGCATATTCACTTAAACCTTGTTTGTCATTATTCTGACCAACTTTTCCGATAGGTCTTAGACCATATCCGATGCTACTTTCATTAGCCATTGTTTACTCCTTGTTTAAGTTTTAGGTTTACTTTGTTGATATTACAAAAAAATTATTTTTTGTTTGTACCACCAAAAGTTACACGAGTCTGCCTCTCATTATTGATTGGCATACTTGGGTGTTGTTCCTTCATAAGGTCGTTATTTACTGCGTCGTCTCGATCTTTACTCTGCTTTGCATAGTAAGCTTCTCGAGCTTTGGCAACCTCTTCCGGTATCCTTGCCAACACAAGGCCACCAACTCCGATTACTCCTGCGTATTTGCCTTCAGCAATTTGTGGATAAGCATAGTCTGGATATTCATCTGCTCTTACAAGCTCCCATCCAGATCGTAATTTACCTGACATGTTTTTAGTATCGTCAAATCCTAAAACTTCAGTTCTTATCCATCTGTGCCTATAACCATCTGGCGCAGGTGGTGCATCTAAAGATGATGGTGGAGTCCAAGTTGTAGGTCTCTTTTCAGAAACTCTGGTTTGGCTCGCACGCGGGGTCTTAATATTATCATTTTCCATATGCTTATACCTCCTTCGTGATTTTTAATTGTTTCGCATATTCTTCTAATGGCACTCCTAATTTTTTAGCAATAGCAACTTGAGAAGGGGTGAGTCTCACAGTTTTGCGACCTGGTTTTACACTTCGCTTTGCTCCAGCTACTATCTGTGTCGGTTTGGTCGATTCCGCCGTTATGGTAGTATTATTACCAAATTTAGTAGGAAATGCAACTCTTATTCTTTTATCAAGTTCAGAGTAGTATTCATCCGAAGATGGATCATAACCTTCTTCATTTACTAATGTTTCATGGATGTCAAAAGCTGTGTAAGTCATAGGTTTATCGGTACCAAACCATCGGTTTTTAGCACCCCATACTTCTGCTTTTTCATCCGGAACAACGTTTTGTGGTTGTTTAGGAGCTTGAAAGTTATTCATGGTAGGAATGACTTCTTCTTGTTTAGTCATCGCTTCCTGAGCTTCTTTTAACTCTAACAACCTAGCTTCTTCATATCCAAGCCTAGAAATATCTCTTTGTATTTCTACTTCTGCTTCGATATTAAGGTCATCTCTAGCTTTAGCTAATTTTGCTTTTGCATGTTCTAATGCAGCAGCTAATTTAGCTTCTCTATCTTTTAAACTAGTAGATTCTAATGAAGAATACTTTTTACTTAGTTTATCTGCTGTTTCTTTTTGGATTTTAGCAAAATGAATTGCTTCTTCTTTTTGACGTTCTGCTTCTCTCCATTTTTTGGTTAGTTTAGCAATTCGTCTTTGCACATCTTTACTATAAGTTTCTAATTCGTCTTTCTTCTCTTCTGTAGCTTCTTCTGTCTTAGTCTCTTGCTTCTCGTCGCTCGCTTCTTGTGGCGAGGTACTAGGTTCTTCTTTTACTTCTGGTGTTTCTTTTACTTCTTGTTCCGCAGCAACTGTTTCTTGCTGTTGAGCATCATCGTTTAATTCGATATCTGCTCCTGGTCCAGAAGTATCTATTTCCACCATAGGTATGTCTTTATCTTCTTGCATAGTTTCCTCCTATGTTAAATGTAATGCAACACAGCTTCAGGATCTTTAATCGTTCCTAAAACTTCGTCGTCGTTGAGAAGTCGGATCTCTCCGCCTTCTATTGGTAAACGTGATCCAGCATATCTTGCAAAGATCACCCAATCTCCTTTTTTGCACCAAGGACCTGTTTCAAATTTTTCTTTATCCTTGTATGCTAGTGGCCCCATCTTTAATACATAACCACAATTCGTTGCGATTCTTGCTTTGTCTAAAGATTCTTGGGCAATAATAATTCCGCCTGATGTTTTTTCTTTGGGTGTAAAAGGTAAAACTAATAGTCTCCAGCCACAAGGTTCTGGTAAATCATCTACGACTCCTTGAATATTTTCGGGATCTAATCGTTTTGCTTCTTTTTGTTTTGGCTCGTCTTTATATTTATCCAGTAATCCTGTTTTAATCTTCGGTACTTCCTGGTTCAAATTGGACGACGTTGTCGTCTGTTCTTTCATTGTCATTTTTTTGCTCCTTTGGGTTTAGCAGGTTAGAGATTTCCTGATCTATATATTGGTAGGCATGTGCCTGACCCAACAAATACTTATATTTCTCCATGTTGTCAACTCCACCAGAGATCATGTTGTCTCCAATGTTTTGATAGGAACTTCGTATAAGTTTTCGTAATTTAGTTAAAAATTCTACTGCATCCATTAACAATTCCATTTTCTAAGACTTTTATTAATCCTAGAATTTGGATCATTAGCAGTTTTTGCTGATGTAAGTCTCTTCTTCATTCCGCTCATGCGGGCGCAGAAACTTTTTCTACGATTTGCAGCCTTAGAACCTTTTTTTAATTTTGAAGGTTTAGTGGTAACAGCCATTGAAAGTTTTGAACCAGGATTTGCTCTTCGATAGGATGCAATTCCTTTTTTGTTCAATCCGCCTGATGCAGATTTACCTTCTTTGCGTTGCCATGCTGGTGATTTAGCCATGTTATTTTCCTTGTGATTTTTTAATAGCTTTAGCTGTTGGTGCGCCTTTCGTTCCAGGTTTTCTCATCTTCTCACCTGATCCTGCAGCGATTCTTTTTTTCTTTTGTTGAATATTATACCAAAGACCTTTTTTAGCCATGGTTCCTTTCTTTGTCTTATGATAGCCTTTCATCATTATTTTTTACCTTTGTGTTTAGAACCTTTCATCATTTTGCCACCTGGCATCATATGATATCCCTTTTTTACTTTACCACCATGTCTATAACCCATTTTAGCGGCTACTTCTGGTGCAGCTTTTTTTAAGGCAGCAATGCCTTTTCCTTTTTTACCTGCTGGTATTTTCTTTGCCATTATTTTTTCTCCTTTTTACAGTTACATTCGTGACTACACAAACATTGTGTAATACCAAATA